CAACATCATTAGAAGATGCAGAGGCCGTGATCCATCGTCTGAAGATCTCGGAGAATGAACTAAGGAAACAACAAGTAGGTGGTTTCTACAGAGACATAGAATTACCAAAACCATATTCACAAGAAAGTGAAGTAGAGAAAAAAGAAAGAATGTTGGAAGGCACAAAAAGAACTTTCAACGAAGATGTTTACACGTTACTAGAATTTCATGTCAATCTAGATTTAGAAGGGTTCGAGGACCGTGGACCTGATGGTGCTGAGACAGGAATCAAACTTCCATACATTGTAACCGTTGAAGAAGGTTCAAGAGAAATATTATCAATTAGAAGAAACTACGAAGTAGCAGACCCTAAGAAACAAAAGATTCCATACTTTGTACATTTTAAATTTTTACCTGGTTTAGGTTTTTACGGATTTGGTTTAATCCACATGATCGGTGGATTATCAAGAACAGCGACATCAGCTTTGAGATCATTGCTTGATGCAGGAACATTATCAAACTTACCTGCAGGATTTAAAATGCGTGGTATTAGAATTAGAGATGATGCTCAATCCATACAGCCAGGAGAATTTAGAGACGTAGACGCACCGGGTGGAAATATCCGTGATTCATTTATGACACTACCATTCAAGGAGCCGTCTGCAACTCTGTTACAACTTATGGGTGTCGTGGTTTCAGCTGGTCAGCGTTTCGCATCTATCGCTGATTTACAGATAGGAGAGGGTAATCAACAAGCGGCAGTGGGCACGACAGTAGCGCTGTTGGAACGTGGATCGAGAACAATGTCAGCGATCCACAAAAGAATTTATGCTGCACTTAAAAATGAATTTAAGTTGATGGCAAGAGTGTTTAAATTATACCTACCTCAAGAATACCCTTACGATGTCGTGGGTGGTCAGAGAATGATCAAACAACAAGACTTCGATGACAAAGTTGACATCATTCCAGTTGCAGATCCAAATATCTTTTCTCAATCCCAAAGAATATCTATTGCCCAAACGGAGCTGCAGCTGGCAACATCAAACCCACAACTTCATAATATGTATCAAGCGTACAGAAATATGTACGAAGCTTTAGGTGTAAAAAACATTGACAGCATCTTGAAGACACCACAAAGACCTATGCCAATGGATCCTGCGGTAGAACATATACAAGCTTTAGGTGGTCAACCGTTCCAAGCATTCAAAGGACAAGATCATCAAGCTCATATTACTGCTCACTTAAATTTTATGGCAACGAACATGGCAAGAAACAATCCTCCAGTGATGGCATCACTGCAGAAAAATATTTTTGAGCACATATCGTTGATGTCGTTAGAGCAAGTTGAAATGGAATTCCAAAGAGAAATTTTACAACTACAACAAATGCAACAAAATCCACAGATGATGCAAGATCCACGAGCCCAACAACAGGTTATGGAATTAAATATGAAGATAGAATCTAGAAAAGCTGTCTTGATTGCAGAAATGATGGAAGAATTTATGAAGGAAGAGAAAAAATTACTTGGTGATTTTGGAAATGACCCTCTTGCTAAACTAAGAGCCAGAGAATTAGACATCAGATCACAAGAAAATGCTCGTAAAAAAGATGAATCAGACAGAAGATTTGATTTAGACAAGATGAGAGCGATGATGAATCAACAAAATACTGATGAAAAACTAGATCAGAACGAAGAATTAGCTCAATTAAGAGCTGATACATCAATTGAAAAAACAATTTTGAGTAAAACCTTACCAAATGCAGATCAATTGATGCCAAAAGTTGACATTATAAGAAAAGAAAACTAATTTAACTAAACATAAGGAGAAAAAATGGAAAAATTAGATAAAATCATGGACATCCAGACTCCAAAAGAGAAAACTGAGATAGATCCAAGATCTAAAACTACTGCAGACAAAGCTTATAACCTTATCGCTACTGGTGAAGAGGTTACTGTTAGAGGAACTAAGCGAATGTTAGCTGAAAAATCTAAAAAAGCTAAGTGGATATAAAAAATTATGTGGTTTAGTGCT